GGTGTCAAAATTATCACCCAGCCAAGTTTGGCCACTAGCTACAGTCGTAATGCTCTCTGGGTAGAAGTAGTAATGAAGCTCAACGGTGTACGTACCATCTGGAGTTGGGCCAAGCAAGAACGACAGTTCGTTGCTTATTGTGGAGTTAGTAACGGTTGGGCCAAACAAGGCGTAGTACGCAGGTACTCCTGTGTCCGTCGGTGTCGGAAACGACTCCCGAATGAAGTTCACATCCTTGTTCAGCAAGTAAGCGTACGACCCGTCAGTGTTAACCACAGCCAGCGAATAGGTGGCTAAGAAGTCTGTTGGTGACGAGAGATATTTGTTGTTGACTGTGACTGTTCCCGTTACGTTCTTGCGGATTGACGGGAACTGAACGGTGTTGTAAATACGCTGTTCGGCTTGAGTGATGAACGTGTTGATTTGCTCAGTACTTGTGAGCGTAGCCGTGCCTGTCCCTGCACTGTCCGTAAAGGCAGTGGCTGGGAAGTCATTCTCAAGGTAACCCTTGATGGTTTCAAACAGCGTACTGTAGTTCATGGTTAGCCCATCGGACCACGAGCCATAACACCTTTGGTTGCCGCGCCTGTACCGTAAATTTTAATTCCGGTAGACTTGGCTTCGTCAGGGTAACCGTTCTTGCCGGTCGAGTTGGTGTTTGGTTTTGGCTGTGTGTACTTGCCAATCGGACTAGCAGTGTCAGCTGGGAAAAACTCAAACTTGTCATTTTTGGTCATTATCGGCTCCGCTGGTTGTTTACACGCGCCATGTTGCGGCCAACTGCCTTCATGTTGGCGGAAGTAACGCCGCCTTTTTTCATGCCATGCAGACGCTTCTCGTGCACCTTGACTTCTTTGTCTGCAATTTTCTTAACTTGTTTAGTATCCATTTTCTACCCCTATGAAGTCACTACTGTTACGTTGCCAATCGCAATCGTCAGTGCCAAGTTATTCGGCGTGAACCCTGCATCAATGCCTCTTGCGCCACCCACCGGATACCAACCCCACTGGATGATTCTACTACCACCGCCCGGTGTACCGCTACCTAAAGGTCCGGTACTGCCTTGTTCCACCTGCAACCCGCTGGTTCCAGAAGTGACATAACTTACATCAGGTCTGGGTTCTCGCACAGCTTGCGGATCATTGACCGGATACAGACCCAACGACAACTGCGGTTGGTCAGGCTCCCAACATTCTGGGCATACTTTGATAGATACGTTCTTGGTCTTTATAACCAAGTTCTTCAACTGCGTCAGTTTGAACCGGAACCCACACCGGTCGCACTCCGCAATTGCATTCTTGCCAGACGAAAATCTGCTTGGCATGATTACCTAATAAACTGTTCACGCGGTACAAACCTGACCGGGGCTTTCTCCCGATCTTCTGTTGAAGCCATTTCCCACTGTTCGTTGTACTCGGCCTTAAGCATACCAATCCGAGCAGGGTCAACACCCGGCAGTTTCATGGATAGCTGAAATGCCAGCCCAGCCACCATACAAGGCATGAAGCGGAACGGGATATCTTGGCCGTTGATACCATTGCCAGCGTCTTGCATTCTGCGCAGCCGCCAGTACACAAAGGTGTAGGTCTGGCTGTTATCGGGTGTCGGCCAGACATGAATCCGGGGCGGAACGGTCACACCAGCGGAGTTTGTAGCTCCCGAACGGCGTTGAATCCAGACCTGAATTGGTCGGCCAACGGCGTTCTTGTTTGGGATCATGGCGTAGGTAGACTCGCTGATCCGGCTGATGTTGATGTCGGTCTGATTCTGGTTAGTGCCCGTGCGGATCACGTGATCCAGCAAGTCAACCGTATCTACCGGCAAGTCATAGATAATCGTCGGGGTTGGGCTGGTGTAGGCAAGCGTTATCTGTCCCTGCTCCACCGTCCACATGTTGATGCCACGGTTTGCCCACTCCATCGTGAGCAAGTTCAATGACCGCCGTGCCGTACGCATGTCGTAGCCCGAACGCAACTCCTGTCCGCAGCGCTCAAACGCCTCCTCAACCAGATTGTTCAGGTCTAGGTTGAAGGCTTGAGTATCAGTAGTCTTGTACGGTACGGTAGCCATTACTTATTTCCTGTACGCAGCAGTTTTCTTAGCCACGCCTTTAGGTTGAGGTACAAACTGCTTTCCGGCTGCTTTACCGGCTCGCTTGGCACGGGTACTGGCGGCATACTCTTGCGGGGAGAGCGCTTTGATGGCGGCTTCCGGGAGGTAACGCTCTCCGGTCTTTGACGAAGGTTTGCCCGACTTAGTACGCCATTTCTGGTCGCCCCAATCTTTGAGCGATTGCTGTGGCGCTTTCAATCCTTGTATCCTCCGCCAGCGGCCTTATAGCGTTTAGCCATAACTTGTGCTTTTCTAGCGCTCCACTGCCCTGCGCCCGTGCCTACAATTGCCGCAGCCTTGACGCTGTTGAAGATACGCTTACGCAGTCCCGGTTTGGTGTAGTTGCCAGCTTCATTCACGCGGCTTACCTCGCCACCCTCGGCGTACATAGATACCTCGTTCGGATCATCCTTGCGTTTGATCGTACGTTTCTTTGGCATCTTAGAGGGGGCAATTGCCCCCATACCCCGAGACGGTCGCACTTAGCAACCCTTCATCTTTATCATCGTGCCTTTGGTCTTACCCTTGGACTCAATGCCGCCGCCTTTGGCAAACTTCACCACACCGCCGGTTGCCATCTTGACCATCATGCCCTTGGTCTTGCCACGGGACTCGATACCGCCGCCCTTGGCGTACTTAGCCATACCACCACCCATCATTTTTTTCTGCATAAACGCGGGTTTGCCGTTTTTCATTGGCATGCCACCTTTTTTGTACCCCTTTACGTCTTCCCTAGCTTGCATTTGTGCTTCATCGTCTTGGCTTGTTACACGGTTGCTGCCGAAAAGCTTACCTACTCCGCGCATCTTATCGCCTACTGTGTCAGTGAACTTACTAAAAGAGCCAGAAACAGTTCCGGGAGGATTAAGGAGCATTTCGCGTTGATAGTTTCGCGATGCATGGTTGTATGCCCTAGAACTTTTTGCATCTTTGCGAGCATTTTCAACACCAAGGCGTTTGGCTTCTATTACGGCAGCTCTTTCATCGGCTGCTTGGCGTCTATTTGCAACCGTCTCCCGTGTTGCGGCCCTCGTATCTTCAGATACGCCACCTTCTCTAAACTTTTTCACGGAACCACCACCCATCATTTTTTTCTGCATAAACGCGGGTTTGCCGTCTTTCATTGGCATGCCGCCTTTTTTCATCGCGCCCATCTCAGCAGCTTCGTGTTTAATCATGGACTTGGGAGCACCCTTCTTCTTCATGAAGGCCATTTCCTTGCCAACCATTGCTTTAGATTCTTTCATAAAACCTCCAGTTTTCATTTCGGCGAACCGGTTGAGTTTGTTGAACGGCATGTCCATCTTGCCGTGCTTCGTGTCCTGCTTGTTGATCACTGCTTTACCACCACCAGCAAATTTCTTTCCCTTGTCAGCAGCCGCGTAGTCTTTACCAACGGACTGTGGCACACCTGCCTTTTTTGCAAACGAAGGACTATGAGCAATCGCTTCCATGAAGCGGTGTTGCTTGGCTGATGTGCTAGGCACGAGTCTTACCCCGTTGCGCTATACCGTCAGCACGTTTAGAGGCGGAAGATATGGAACCGCCTTTGGCTTTTTTCATTGGGGTGTACGGCTGCTTGCTGAGTTCATACGCTTTGTCTTCCAGCTTTTTGCGGTCTTCCTCAGCTTTTTTGGCAGCAACATCCTTTGGCATGGGAGCAGGGCCGGGTTGAACCATCTCAGCCGCTTCCTTGCGGTATTGCGCTGCTTTTGCGTCGTACTGATCAGCCATGATTTCCTCAGCAGTTCCAAGCCCGGAGGCTTTTGTTGATCCGACTATTCGGGTCTTTCGCTGTCTTCTCGGAAGTCAGCTTCTTCTTCATACCGCTCATACGGGCGCAGAACGACTTTTTCCTTGCCCCACCTTCCGGCTGCGGACGCTTCAGCCCCGGCTTGCCC